GCTGAAGCTGGGGCTGACGCTCCACCGAGGGGAGTCGACTGGCCGGCCGGGGCGCCACCCGCAGGCGCACCTCCACCACTGGCACCATCGCCACCACGAAACGGTTGGAACTGCCATCTGCTACTGTGCATCTTCGAAATCCTCTACAGGGGTTGAGGCCTTCATATGGGCCACTATAATCGAGGGTAGGTCGCGGGCTAGGATCAGCCCACACATGGCGCCTTTGTTATACTCAGCCACGAGCACGCCATCGATCGACCCGCTCGGACTGAGCAGTGCCATCCCTCGCTCCTCGATGATAGTGGCTAGAAGGGACTGATAGACCTTCCAGCCCTCGCCGCGCATCCAGACCTCGAAAAGTTGGGCGCGCTCCGCATCGATCTTCTCGGCGACCCTCGACTCACGGAGAATCTGCTCAGAGGGACCGAAGCTCGGCTCATCCTCAGTAGCCCGGTAGCGCGCCTGATCCATAGTCGGCTCCTCCCATCGATTCGAGACCCGCTTGGGTCGAGGCGGCGTTGCCCGGCGCCACCGGACTGGGCAGCCCTGGCCTCGGCGGCATCGGAATCACGTTGCCCGAGGCCGCTTGCTGCGCGAGCTGTGCATCCGGCACCACTTGCACTTTAAACTGATAGATGTTCTTGAGTCCGCCGAGCTGCGCAACCCAACCAAACACCCTATTCCAGTCGTAAGCAGCCATGATTTGGGGTGGCATCATTCGTAGCGAGCCCATGATCTCCTTCCAGAGGTTCGCCTGCGCCATTCGGTCGATCGGGAGCGTCCCGTCCACGGGCACGAAGTCGAAGAAGCCGGCGATCATCTCAGGCGTTACTTGGAGGAACTGCGGACCTGCGTCCTGCGCGAAGCTGCCCACAATCCGCAACTTCGCCGAGGCGTCATAGAACTGTTGCGACGATTGCACCAACTTCTGCGCATGCGGACTGAAGCTAGTTGCAGAGATGAACTCGGTTATTGTTTTCTGCCGATTGACGCCGAACCCTGTGCTGGTTCTGATCTCCGTTGCAGTCTTCCGGCCGCCCGGATTGAGGGTTCCCATGATCTGATCGTTGACGCCCGTGATCCGTTCGCCGATTCCGAGCATCATTTGGAAGTCCGCGAAGTTCGATTGCGTAACGTCGGACACTGGGACCTGCATGAAGATTTTGCTTAGGTCGCTCCCGTAGGCTTCGGGGCGAAGCCGCCAAACGAAACCGGGTCCCCCTTTCATGACGTCCTTGATCACAATCTTCGACGGATCGATAATGAACTGATTATTGAGGGTAGCCCGCACATTGAAGAAGTGCGTGTTGAGCAGCCAATCGATCGTGTTCTGAACACCGGCGGTGGTTTCAATGAGACCGCGCCCCCAGAGCCCATAGCCCTCAACCTCCGGCACAATAACGTCGAACGGAAATTGACAATGCCAATTCCCAACCGGAGTAGCACCAACTATCAGTCGGTAGTCGTCGGTGATCGTGAAGCACCAGATTTGTGGATAGTTCGTCTGACCTACGCCCCACTCACGAGGCACCAGGTTCACATAGACTTCCCAAAAGACTGCACCAGCGGGGTGCCCTACAGCGTCGTCGTCGTATATGAGGGTTGTGAAGTGCGGCTTGACCAGAACCGAGGCACCCTGGTTGTCGGACCCGGTAGCGGGAGCAGAACTGCGGAGGATGTCGACATTTGAGTTGAAGAATTTGGCGTCGCGGCGCCGAAGGATATCGTTCCATCCCATTCTAGCACGAGTAGCACAGAACTCACCCTTCTGGAAGTTCCGCAAAGTAACGCGTGGATCGTGGAGGAAGTCGTATGGCGCGACGTTGTAGCATTTGTTCCCGACATAGCCTTGGATCTCCTGAGTTGTCTGGAACATCTCAACGCGTCCAGATTGCGGATTCGTCATCTCCACGAGGCTGCCGTAGTGGAGCTTCTCGACACACCAGTAGTGACCCAGAATGCCAGCGCCATACTTCCCGGAGTCGTAGAGCCAGATGTAGTATGGGCCGAGGGCGCCACCAGTCTCAGTCTGATACCCAATCAAGGCTTCGAGAGCCTGAATCTGCATCTCGGCCTCGCCGTGGCGACCCGAGAACTGATGCACTGGGCTGCGAGCGAAAAAGACGGATGTCCAATACGTGTGCGCGCTCATCAACAGCGCATAGCTGTAGGGGATTTGGATCGTCGTGAAGGTTGGCGAACCCTCAATCTCGCGCTTGTTGCGCCGCACTTGGTCGGCGCTCGATTCTGGGAGAAACGCGAGGCAGCGCTCCTCGGCCTTCATCCAGATGTCGTGTTGGTTGGTCTGCTCGCGGATCGACATCTTCAGCCGCGACTCGAGGCGGCGCACCAGTTGGCGGTGCAGGTCGCTCTGGAGCGGTACTTCGAGGGTCGGCATGGGCCAGTGCCTCACGTGCTGCGCAAGAGCGCGGTTCGCGATCTATGGACAACTTCCGATGTAGTTGAACTCCTCGACATCACTATCGTCGAGGTAGTCCACGCCGTGTCCTCTTTCGAGATAGGGATTCGAAATCTCTTGCAGCGCCAGCGCACTAGCGTCTAAGTCGTCGTCCGGACCCGAGTAGAGAGGTCCGTACTCCTCGAACTGTTGCGCGAACACTGTATGCTCGGCGCCAATCCAGAGCTTCCCGTGGGTCGCTAGGCCCCCAATCACTGAGGTGATTCGAGCAAACTTTTGCATCTTGTCGTCGATCGGCACCACGACGTAGTAGATGCCGCGCCGCTTCATCTCTTGTTCAAGGAACCACTTCAAGACTTTCTGATAGGCCACCGCATCGACAACAATCTTCGAGACTCTCCACTTCCGTGCCAGTGAAAAAGCCGTAGCCACGGTCCACGAAGGCTCATGCCCACGTGACCGAGCGCAATCAACGAGGTGATACTCTCCATTGTGCCGCATCCAGACGTAATGTGCTTCCCAGTCTTTCCCGGCAAGTCCCTTTGCCATCTGACGCTCGCTCGGCGGCGGAACAGGATCGATTGCAAGCACCGCATATCCGCCAACAGGGGCCGCTCCTTCGCGGACATTGAGCCAATTCGGTCGAAAATGAGTCTTCTCCGACGATACGATCCGACATTCCATTTCTTTGGCAAAAACCGAGAGCTTGTTTCGAGATATCGCCGCCCTCTTGTCGTCTCGGAGTAGCTGAGTGGGAAAGCGTTCCGGCCAAGACGAAACCTGAGCATCAACATCATTGTAGAGGGTGTCCTTTGTCCAGCACGGGAAGACACGAGTGATCCACTGAAGATCTCGCGTCGCTTGCTGCGAAATGTCTTCCTTGTGCTGCGGCGTGATTGCCATTACGAGTTTGGCATTAGGTTCCTCGGTTACGGGAGCGAGGGAGTTCTTAACGGCCCCGAGGATCAGATCCGTGAGCTTGTTACGCTGCTCTTCAGTCGCCGCCATTTCATCCGTTTGAGGATCGTCAATAACAATAAGGTCAGGACGATAATCGTCGAAGTTGATGCCGCGGAGACTCCCAGTAACTCCCGCCGCGAGCACCCACACCGAATGTCCGAACGTTCCATGCTCGATCTCGATCTGGGTTTCATCCCACTTCGAGCCGCGCTTCAGCGCGAAGGTTTGGGACCAGAAGGCATTCCGCTCGACCTGATTCCGCAGCCAGGTGACGGATCGGATTGCGTCGCGCTCGGAGGCTCCCACATAGAGGATCGTTCTACTAGTTCCATAAGCGAGGCGGCGGCTTGCGAAGGTTCGAAGTCTAGTGGTCTTCGAACTGCCGCGGAAGCAGACGAGGTTGACGAGGCGGGCCGTTGGGTTCTCAAGGGGCTCCCAAATCTCCTTAGCGAAGCTCGGAGAGTCCTGCCTAAAAGTGCGGCTAAAGAAAGTGCGTGCATAGAGCTCAGGGTCTCCGGCGCAGAGCTTCACAAGCTCGTCGAGCGGGATCGTGGTCTGCACCGGAGCCCCCACGAGACTATCCCTTCACGCGATTGAGGCGAGGGTTCGCCTTCTTAGCAGCGGGCGAGGCCCGCCGCGTCGAGGCGGCCAGCTCGGCGGCGGCTTCGGCACGAGGGATATGCTGGCGCTCCGCCGTGCCGGC